TCACCCGACATTTGCAATGTCCGAAGTCTGGACATCCGAAGCATTTTTTCCTTTTTCACGCTGAAGCTGGGCTATCCGCTCACGCAGTTGCCCGATCTCCTCCGCTTGTTCCCTGATGACCGAGTCCTTTTCTTGTATCACATTCAATAGCTTGTCTTCAAAACCTGTTGTTTGTGTGGGTTGTGGTTGGGAGTGAAACATCTCCCCTTCTCCCATAATAACCCATTCGATATTGACGCTTGGGTATGATAATTTCATACGGCGCAGAATTTCAAGAGACAACTTCTTTCTCCCGCTCTTAATATCGCTTATACCTGCCTTGTTTGTTTCTAAAACGGTTGCAATCTGCACATAATCGCTTACGGCACCCATTTGTTTAAGGCTTTCTATCACCTCAATAAATCTGATATTTTCACTCATGTCTCACTAAAAGTATGAAAAAATCCATCAATATATTTTGCAGTATGAGAATTTCATACTATCTTTGCACCGTGTTCAATTAAGAACGGGCGACCAAAGATACGAAAATTTGCCGAGTTGAACGAATTTTAGAACCAATAAATAAGAGAGACAATGACACAGAAGGAATTTACAGAGAGAACGGGAATCACCCCTACCCCTGAGCAGTTTGACTACATCCACGCGGTTTATATGAACACCTCAATGGATAAGGATCAGTTTTGTGAAGAGTTCAAGAAGTATGGCGAAAGCGAAATCTTGAGAGATGTACATGTTCGTGCCGTGAATTTTGAACTCCAGTGTAAGCAGAAGCAGGAAGTCATTGAGAACATTGCCGACTATCTAATCACAAAGGCTTGTGATTATGACAGCAGCGAGTTCTACTTTAAGGCTGTGTCGTTGATTGGGCAGCGTAATGTGGTACTCCGAAAAATGGAGCTGGGCTTGCCTTTCAACAATGAGGACAATGTGTATATCGCCAACAACCTAAAGTAGTGGGATATGGAGAAGACCTTTGTAACCAGGAGTACCCTCAACAAGGTTTGCTTCTATCTGATAGTCCGAGGCAAGGAGTTTACTCACACCCCAGGCGTTGGGGTAACCTTCAAGGCAACCGATGAATTTGTGAAAGAGATGCAGTACAAGCTGGTAACTTGCTATGGTTGCAGTCTAAAACCGATTATTAACGAAATAAAATAAGTGAGATATGAAACAGTACATTCATGTAACCAAGGAAACGCGTCAGAAGCTGATGAAGATTTTCGGCTGTACTGAGCGAATGGTGTTTTATGCACTCCAGTTTGACGAAAGGAAGGGCAATTCGGATTTGGCAAAGAAGATCCGCAAGGCTGCCTACGAGAATTACGGGATTTTGATGAATGTGATTCCAGCCCTGGAAACACTCCACGACCACGACAACTATATGCGTCAGTATTTACCGAACGGGGCAGTTCTGGAGTTCAACAAGAACAATGGGGACGGCGATGTCTATATCCATGGCAAGTGTGTGAGACATTATGAGAATCTTTTCTGGTCGGATATTGAGGGAATCCAAAACTGGGCGATGACCTTGAGATAAGGAGGAGTTTATGGAATACTACGGTAATACACTTTGCATTTCGGCACGCGAACTTATAGACGGGGGCATTATGTCAACCCCGAACTATAAGCAACTCGCTGCACGTGGCCGTATCGATGTGGTACGCCGTGGTGGTGGCTCAAGTAACAACTATGCGCTGGTTTCCGTAAGCAGCCTCCCTGATACCTACAAGGATAAGGTGAAAGCCTTATATCCAGACCCGTCTCTTGAGGTGCTGCTTGCGTGGCTGGATGCCAACTATGAGATAGACCAGGCTGCCGTTGCCTATTTTGCTGACTGGAGAAACAAGTGCGGACACGACCACGCCACCGATGCCCATGTAGCCGAGTATGTTGCCAACGCCAGTGTGCTGAATGCTTGCATTCGCTTATACAACAACGCCAAGGCGATACATAAGACGATGGGGCTGAAGTATGACTGGTCGATGATGTCCCAGGCGGTGGAGGGTTACAGAATGAAGACCAACCACACCTTGCCCACAAGTATGCTCCGTTTCCGCAAGAAGGTGAACGAGTACCAGACAGAGGGTTATGCTTGCCTTATCAGTGGCAAGTTCGGCAATCAGAGCCGTCGTAAGGTTGACCACAAGACCGAGCGTCTTATCCTTTCGATTGCGGTACTCCCCAACAAGCCGTTCAACACCAGCGTCTGGGAGATGTACAACTCTTTCGTATGCGGCGAGCTGGAGGTGTGGGACTATGAGACAGGCGAGCTTCTCAACCCTGAAGAGTGGACCGACAAGAACGGCGAACCAATGTCACTCAGCGAAAGCACCATCACGAACTATCTGAATATGCCGAAGAACCGTGTGCTGATAGACCAGAAACAGATGTCGTACACGACCTTTATGCACGAGCAGATGCCACACGTTCACCGCCACGCTCCTGAGTTCTCATTCTCGAAGGTGTCATTCGATGACCGCGACCTTCCTCGTAAGCTGGCAGACACAAAGATTCGCCCGAAAGCATACTACGCCTACGATGTGGCGAGCCAGTGCGTGGTGGGCTTTGCCTACAACCGCTACAAGAATGTAGACCTGGTGACAGACTGCTTCCGCTCGATGTTCCGATTGATAGAACGCCACGGTTGGGGTTGTCCTGCACAGGTGGAGGTTGAGAACCATCTTATGAGCCAATGGCGTGACAGCTTCCTCAAGGCTGGAGTGTTGTTCCCGTTCGTCCGTTTCTGTGCTCCTATGAACTCGCAGGAGAAGTATGCCGAGCCTTTGAACGGAGCAAAGAAGCGTAGCATTGAGCACAAGAACCACCTCGGTATTGGTCGCTTCTATGCCAAAGGGCGTGCCTACCGTACTGAGTCGAAGAAGGTGTTTGATGCGGCAAACGACACCTACGAGGATAAGCAGTATTACACCTGGGATGAATTGATCGCTGACGATATGCGCGACATTCAGGAGTTCAACCACTCCCTGCACCCTAACCAGAAGAAGTATCCAGGTATGACACGCTGGCAGGTTCTTGAGGCGAATATGAACCCGACCCTCCAGTCAATGGATAAGTCTGTATGGGCACGCTTCATCGGTGAACGGGTACCGACAACCATACGCCGTAACAGCTACTGCAAGGTGGCTTATAAGGACTGGTGGTTGAGCAAGACCGAGGTCATTGAAAAACTGGAACCCAACAACTGGAAGGTGGATGCCTATTATCTGACCAATGATGATGGTGAGGTGACCGATGTGTATATCTTCCAGAGTGACCGCCTGATTGACAAGCTCGAGGATGTCGGCACTTTCAACACTGCCGATGCCGAACAGACGGATGAGGACAGGGAGATATTCGTTGCCCAGCAGAAGAAGATAGCGGACTTCAACGGCTATGTGAACCGCAATGCCATTGTCCCTGTAGGGGTGGCAAAGGTGGAGCAACCTATCGAGGTGGCGGTTGAAGCTCTGGAACTCCCGACCCTGGGCGAACCAGAAGAGGCGGTTACTTACCACGTCCCAAGTGCGTTGGAATCCCTTTAGAACAGCATTAGAATAACATTAAAATAAGTTTGAGACAATGATTACAGCAGACAACAAGAAACGGATATTGGAGGCGATAGCAGCCAACCGTGCAAACTACCCGAGCGATGCGAAGCACGCTGCTTCGTTGGGTATCTCTACCTCGGTTTACAGTGCCATCAAGAACGGTCAGACCGACAAGGCGTTGAGCGATGCCAACTGGATAACCATCGCACGCCGTCTGGGTGTAAACCTCCGAGGCGGTATGGAGTGGAAAGCTGCCAAGACTGCCACCTTCGACTTTATCACTATACAGTTGGAGGCTTGCCAGCAGAGCGGCTTGAGTGCTATCCTTTGCGATATACCGAATATCGGCAAGACCTTCACCGCACGCTACTATGTACAGGGCCACCGCAACGCAATCTATGTGGACTGCTCACAGGTGAAGACAAAGCTGAAGCTGGTGCGTAAGATAGCCAATGAGTTTGGCGTGAACAGCAACGGCAGATACAGTGATGTTTACGAGGATCTTGTGTACTATCTCCGTTCTATCGAAACTCCCCTTATCATTCTTGATGAAGCTGGCGACCTTCAGTATGAGGCATTCCTTGAACTCAAAGCCTTGTGGAACGCTACCGAGAGATGCTGCGCCTGGTATATGATGGGTGCCGATGGCCTGAAGGCGAAGATTGAACGCTCGATAGAGCACCAGAAGGTGGGCTACACCGAGATGTTGAGCCGTTACGGTGACAGATACAGCAAGGTGACACCCGATGACGGCAAGGAGCGTGAGAAGTTCCTGAAGGACCAGGCTTGTGCCGTGGCGAAGGTGAATGCCCCAGCTGGTACTGATATCGCTACCCTTGTGCGTAAGACTAACGGTGGACTCCGCCGTGTATATACAGAGATTGAGAAACTTAAAATGGCGTAGGTATGACACAGATTGAGATGCAAGCGATGGAGTCTGTTAAGGGCATATATCGCGAAATGAAAAAGGCTAATGAGGTGGATTGGGAACAACGCCGTTACGAGATTGCAAAAGAAATATATCCTCGTGTACTTGATTTTACAAGAGCCGACCAAATGACAGCCGCGGCTAAAACAACAGTGTTTCTTGCTGATGTTCTTATAGCCGAACTTAAAAAAGAGAAGTAACGATGGCAAAGAGAGCATACAGTCCGAAAGATGTTGCGAGCATTAACCACAAGGTACTGCCGTTTACGGGTAAGTGGAAAGAGGTGTTCGGGGAGCCAGAACAGGGCGATACCTGGTTCATCTCGGGGCCAAGTGCCAGCGGTAAGAGCTCCTTCGTGATGCAGCTTGCCAAGATGCTTTGTGGTATCGGTCCGGTGCTGTATGTCTCTCTTGAGGAAGGTGTCGGACTTTCAATGCAAAAGCGATTGAATGAGTTCAAGATGAACGAGGTTCAAGGTTCATTCCGCATCATAACTGATGGCGATATAGAAGACCTGGGCAAACGACTTGCAAAGCCTAAGAGCGCCAAGTTTATCATCGTGGATAGTTATCAGTTCGCATTTGAAGCTGGCTGGGAATATAGACTAACAGCGGAACTGATAGACCGCTTCCCGAAGAAGACCTTCATCTTCATCAGCCAAGAGGACAAAGGTAAGCCTCTCGGTAAACCTGCAATCCGATTGAAATATAAGGCTGGGGTTAAGGTTCGCACATTGGGCTTTCGAGCATTTTGCGAAGGTAGATATGCTGGTCAAGTAGGTGCGTACTACACCATCTGGGAGGAGAAGGCAGTTGAAGTGTATAATACCACATCAAATGGACAAGAGACTGAAGCGGAGGACCAACCTCCTGTATAGGTTGCGCAAGAAAGGCATACGATGCGACACCAAAGCGAGAGAGATATACTTCGCCTATGACAAAGACCCTTGGAAGGTCATTCAGATAAGGCGACTATGTAAGGAATTCAATTTTAATGTTCAACTAACAATAGAGTGAGATGAAGAAGAAAGTTTACATCAGTGGTGCGATAGCCCACTACGGAATGGATGAGAGACGAGCTACTTTTGAAGCAGCTGCTCTCCGATTGAAAGAACAGGGCTTTGAACCTGTGAACCCCTTTGAAAACGGTGTTCCTGCAGATGCCCATTGGATGGCGCACATGAAGGCGGACATTGCTTTGCTTGTAGGGTGTGATTACATCTATATGCTCAATGGATGGGAACTCTCAAAGGGTGCGAAACTGGAGTTTGATGTGGCAAGTAGTTGTGGTATCAAGGTGATGTTCGAAGGTCAGACAGCAGGTCGTGAATATGTGTGCTGCATCTGTGGTGAGACCTATTCAGGATATGGGCACAATCCACACCCAGTGAAGCACGGGGGCGAGTGCTGCCCAGAGTGCAACAAGCAAGTAATGGCAACAAGATTTCAATTATCGAAAGGAGAATAATTATGGCACAGGAGGTAACCAATTTCGCACGCTTTTACGCATCGTTCAATCTGTTGCCATGTAGCGGTGACAGGGACGATATGAAGCGTGACCTCGTGAGGCAGTGGACCTGGAACAGAACCGACAGCCTCCGAGAGATGACCAGGACAGAGTATGAAGCCTGTTGTGAGGCTATTGAGCGTTTGACAGGTCGCAAAGATGAGCAGAAGAAGAAACGCAGCCTTTGTCTGAAGCTGATGCAGAAGTTGGGAATTGATACTACCGACTGGACGCGTATCAATGCCTTCTGCCAGGATCAGCGAATTTCAGGCAAGGTCTTCGGACGCCTGACCATTGAAGAACTTGATGCGCTTGCGGAGAAGCTCCGCGCCATCCAGCGCAAAGGGGGGCTGAAACAGAAAAAAGAAGTTAAACCATCGGGTGAGGTTACCTACTTGATTTCGTTAGGTGGGAGCACCCTCAAATGTTAAGGATATGGATAATAAACTGAAAGCTCTGAAACAACAGGCAACCGAAGCGTCCCTCGGTATGGAACGGGACGAAGCTGCACAGTTCTTCAGCGAACTCGCAGACTGGGCATACGCCCAACACGAAGCAATGTCAATCGATGACTATTGTGAAATGCAAAACTATGAGGAGGAGTGAATATGAGTATAGACGACCAAAATAAACTCAAGAAAGCCGGCTTTATGATAATCAGAAAAGATGATTATCCATCGCCAAGAATAAAAGTGAGTACAGGAAGCAATGGTGGTTGGAAAACGCATAATACATACCCATCGAAAGCGGAACGTGACAGAGTGTTCAAGCAAATGCTTCAGGACAATAAAATTATAGAAGGTTAAACATTAAATCAATAAAGCAATGAAAGAGAATTTGAAAGCAGTAGGCGGATACATCGCCAATTTTACCAAGGTTTGCCTTTTGGCACCTGTAGTATTAGTAAAGGTTGTGACAGACACAGCCCTGCAGTTGTTCCTTGCCTTTTTCCATGCTCTTTATAACGAGAAGGAGAAGGTAGCTTCAGTAATGAATGAGGTGATTGATAAAATGGACTAATGATAATATTATCACTATGAACGAGAACAAAACCACCACCGTTGAAATGACGGCTGAAGAGCAAGCGCAATTCGCTGCCTTCAAAAGAGAACAAGAAAAAAAGGCTGCTGAAGCCAAGGCACAGGCAGAGCGTGAGCAGTACCGCGACCTCGTTGATGAGGAGATAGAGCGTTGTATTCCTATCCTGTTGGCGATAAGCGGAGACATCAAGAACAGCAAGGCTCAGGTAATGGATAACTTCAAGACCATACTTGAGATGAAGAGCGAGTTGTTCAAGACGAAGATTAAGGATGATCAGCGCAGCCATACCTTCACCAATAGCGAGGGTAACAAACGTATCACATTGGGTGTATATGTTACAGACGGATACCGTGACACGGTTGAAGATGGTATCGCTATCGTGAAGGAGTACATTTCCAGCCTTGCCAATGATGAGAAGACCGAGGCATTGGTGAACATGGTGTTCCGCCTGTTGGCTCGTGATGCCAAAGGAACACTCAAGGCAAGCCGAATAGTCCAGCTCCGCAAGGTGGCGCAGGACACAGGGGATGAACGCTTCCTTGAAGGTGTACGCATCATCGAGGAGAGTTATCAGCCCGAGGTGAGCAAGCAGTTCATCCGCGCAGAGGTCAAGAACGAGAACGGGATGTGGAAACCCATTCCACTTGGTATGACAGAATCCTAAAAGTTGAAGATATGATCCAGGAAGTAGAAAAACAACCGAAAGTAGCCTTGTGCCGCAAGTGTCGCGGCACAGGCAAACTTCGCGACCCGGAGACACAGGAGGTTCGGGTTTGCGACCAGTGCGAAGGCAGCGGAAGGGTTACGGTGAGTGCAAAGATGATCTTTGACATCCGTCCGTACCGAACCAATCAGTAACAATCACTAATCATCACTAACCAATGGCCAAGAGGCGTGGAGTAAGTTATCAGAAGAGAGTGACAGATATAAATAGGATATACGATGAGCATGCCAAACGCGGGCTTCCTAACCGCGAGATATGGCGCAGATTCGTATATCCTGTTTATGGTATATCCGAACGAACCTTCTACAACATACTTCACGCCTCGTGTGAGCCCAAGAATGAGGTACCTGATGATGTGCAGATGTTTTTAGATTTTGACTATGGCGAACAATGAGATAAATAAACTTATCCGCAATATATTGAATGATATTCGGATAGATTTATCAGATGAATTTGACCGAAATTTTGAACGGCAAGCGTTCTTCTCCGAGGCATGGCAGAGGCGTAAGAGCCCCACACGCCCCGGAGGTTCTATTTTGGTAGATACGGGGCGATTGCGTCAAAGTATATCAAGCCGGACAACGGAAAACAGTATAACCTTCTTTACGAATGAACCATATGCTGCTATTCACAATGATGGGGGTGAAATCAGAGTGACGGCAAAAATGAAACGCTTCTTTTGGCACAAGTATTACGAAGCAACCGGTTCTTTCGGTCGCAAGAAGAACGGGGAACGCAGGAAGGACAAACGCACCATCCAATTGAGTACCGAAGCCGAGTTCTGGAAGTTTATGGCTTTGATGAAGGTCGGACGGACAATCACCATGCCCAGACGGCGTTTCTTGGGAACATCTCCAGAGGTGGAGCAAACTGTCAGGGAGATAATTGAGGAAAATATAACTGAATACTTTAATGTTGAATTTGAAATCAGACGGAAATGAGAAAAGAATTGTATAACGAACTTTGTAAGCACTTGAGGGAATTATATCGTTTGCCCGATGGTTCAGTATGCCACCATGTGGAGGGAACTGATGTTCCAGAGGGAGCTGAACGAATCATCAAGCACATCGACCTGTGGAACCATAACGTGGAGTATATTGAGCAAGAGGAGAACTGGGCACGCCCTGCAGTATTTGTCGAGTTCAAACCTATAAAGTGGGAAGCCATAGTTGAAGGTGTGGAGTACCGGGCAGAACCGCAAATACACTTGCATATTGTAACAGACTGGGAAGGTGCTGCTTCCGATGGTAGCGACTTCAAAGAAGAGGCGTTGGAGGTGTTCGACTTGCCGGAACTGCTACACGAAACATTAACCGGATTAGGTGGTGAGAAATTTTTGGAACTTGATTTGGTGGAGAGTGATACCAATCATAACCACGAGGAAATAGTGGAGAATATAGAGGTATATCAGTGTATTGCTATAAAACGGCTGAAATAAGCTCGTAAACAAACAAAAAGAGCGTCCTTGGCTAATTGCTTGGGACGCTCTTTTTGTTGCGTTAGAACGGCATTAAAATGCCTTTAGGCGGCAATGCGATGTTCTTCCTCCTTTTGGGTGTAGAACATCATATCTGTATAGTGGGCATTGTAGTTCATTGTGGCGTTGAACTCAACCTTTCGGCAGTTCCTGAATGGGTTGCCCACGGTCGGGTTCTTGCCGAGCCAGTCGCAGAGTTCTACGATGGAGGACTTGTTTGAGGTGAAGTAAATGAACTGATGTCCTGCCAGGATGGTAAGCACATCGAGGTAGTCCGCCAGTTTCCAATACATGCTGTATGTCCCGACCTCGGTACTCAAGTATGGCGGGTCAACCAGGAACACCACGTTCGGGGTGTCCTTGTACTGCCTGAATACCTCCTTGTAGTCAGCCGAGACGATGGTGATACCCTCGAGGTAGTCCGCCGATGGAGGATAGTCCGCCTTGCGTATGTTGTTGTAGAGGGCCTCCTTTTTCATTTCGGGAATGCTCAGTTTGTACTTCATCGAGAACATAAGAGCGGAGGATACGGTGATGAAGTCTATATAACCATACTCTCGCTCTTCCTGTTCCAGACGGGCAAATATGAGGTCTCGCTTCTCCCCTTTGATGCAGCTGTGTTTCGGCATATCGCCCACGATGGCACGCAGGTCAGCGAGTAGGACATTGGTTCGGGGTATGTTCTCCAGGCGAAGGCGGTAGTTGTCGAAGTCATTATATACGACGGTGGCATTTGGCTTCTGGCACTTGGCGATGTGGGACAACAAGCCCGAACCGCCGAACAGATCCACAAAAACGGTGTCTTCGGGATATTGCTCAAGAACCTTGATGAATTCGCGTGCGAACATACGCTTTTGCCCCACGAATGGCAGTGGGGCTGACAGATAGTTTTTTCTCATTTATGTGTTTAATTCAAATTTTACATTGTCGTTGCCTCCCAGCATCGACTCGGTCTTCTCTATGTTGTTTTGGTATATGTGAACATTACCAAGGAACAGCGTGATTGATTTCAAAGGCAGGTCTATCTGTCGTGCCATAAGGTAGAGGTGGTAAATATCTGCAGGGAGTCCGAGGTTGGCATCGGAGCTGCGCTGGTATGCTGACACCACCAGTTCCCCCTCATCGATCTGGAACTGTACAAGACTCAAGCAAGGTGCCTGGTTGCTCTCGGCGTTTGTAGCCCCAAGGAACAGCACATAGTTCTTGCTGCTTCGCTTCTCCCTGTTGATTTTCTCAATGAGAGGCGGCAGCTTCTCGAAGTAGGTTGGATAAGAGTTTACGAGGATGGAACCGCAGTAGTCCCACCAGTTGATACCGGCATCGCGGTACTTCTCCACATTGCGCTCGCCTTGCATAAACAGCTGAAGCTCGGAGCGGAGTTTCTTGCGTGCTATGCCGTGCCCCTCGAAGATGTCGAGCAGGTCGGCAGGGGTTAGTGACAGTTGTTCATTGAGCAAGTAGCGGATGTTCCCCTTCTTGTTCGTCTGTGTCTTGCCATTGGCAAGCACTTTGTGCAGGATTTGATGATACTTGTTCATAGCCGTACTTTTGAAATGATGGGCAAAGGTAGTACGGCAATTCCGAAGGGAATCCCTTTGCCGATGACATTACACTGCAGATAGATTGCAGTCGGATTTGAAGCGTCGTATCAAGTCGTACACCTTGCGCTCGCTGATGGTGTACTTGTCGGCAAGCGTGGCCACAATGTACGACACCTTTTCACCTTGAGTAACCAATGCCAGGTACTCGTTAAACAGGTCGATATATTCCACATCTTCCATTCTTATGCCTGCTGTTTGGAACTTTTTCAGCAGTTCCTTATTCAAATTTAGTATCTCAATTACTTTCATTAGCCTAAAAATTACTATCTTTGCACCGTCTCACTTATTTAGCACTTAATTGTGCACCCCAAAAAATAAAATCGCTCGAAGTGCGAATGAGGGCATTGCCCCCAGTCGTGCGCTTCGAGCGTTGTTGTTGGGTAGTAAGTGAGACGACTATTTTAACAGGCGGCTGGGGGCTTTTTTATACCCACCCCCAAAGGGTTGTTCTATTCTCGGTATGGTTCCAAGCTGAAAGCGTCTTTTTGAGCCCAACCGATATCCAGTTTTTCCTGAATATATTTGATTGATTGCACGTAAAAGTCCGTCAGTTCCTCTACGGTCTGGAATGTGTGATAGCAAGGCACATCGTCCGTTCCGAACTTGAACTTTACGGGCAGTGTCGCCCCGTTCATTTGTACGGCGAGGTCATGAGCTGCCTTATAGTTGAACTGGTTTTCGCTTGACAACCATATAGGCATACCGTTCCATTCGAACCCGGAGAGGATAGCCACGTCGGTTTGGGAGTTTATCCAACCTATGACAGTTTGCTTAATTTCTTCTTCAGTTGGCTTGTGATTGAACTCCTCTTCCATGTAGGTAGCTGATCCGTCCTTCTTTTCTTGCACATCCCAACGGATGCGCCATTTGTTTTTTACAGGGTGTGTACACTCTATCAGTTTGACCCCTGCAGAGCCTTCAATTCTTCTCATACATTGAAATGTTTTGTACGTATGTCTATGTAAAGACGTACTTTGTTCTACCTTTGCCGAAGGTTTCTGTCTTGATGGTGGTTTCAAACGGGAACCCATCTGGCATTTCACTCACTTGTTGGAGGATGTTCTTCATTTCCTCCGAGTTGGTAAAGAACTTCTTCTGCTCTCCGTTCACCTCTATGGCTACGACACAGCGGTCCTCGCCCTGGCTGGTCTTTACCCCAGTCTCGAAGTCTTTGACCACGATAGGAAGGTTTACCAACTCGCGGATGCTTACCACCGCACCCGCAAATCGCTTCTTGCCGTCTTCGGGCTTGTAAGCGACATTCAGATCCTTAAAAGATTTCATTTCTTTGCCTGTTAATTTATTAAACAACATTATACAGTTGGCGTGTTTTGCCATTCCGTAGAAACTTGCTATCAATACACGCCGCCTTTTTCTACTTTTTACCTCGTGCATTTTTCGGGCAAACTTCTGTTTAATACGCTTGCGCAGTCGCACATGGTCGGGATAGATGACATATCCCAAGAAGTCAATGCCCTCGTCCACTGGGAACACACGCTCGTTGGCTTTCACCTTGAGGTCGATTTGTTCCAGTTGCTCGTGGACGACATCACGAATCTTCCACAATTCCGATTTCGCGTTACCGAGTACGACTCCGTCATCACAATAGCGGTAGAAATGACGGACACCGTACTTGTCCTTCAGATAATGGTCTAAATACACAGACAACAAGAGGTTTCCCAAGCCTTGTGATGAGCGTAGCCCGATGCTGATACCTTCAGGCATCATACGGACAAACCCGTCGAGCAGGTTGATGAGTGTCTTGTCTTTGAACACCCTGCGGACACAGTACATCACAAAGTCCTGCTTGACACTCTCGTAAAATTTGGAGATGTCGAACTTGTAACAGTACCTGGTCCCTTCTGGGTCGTCCTGCATATCCCGGCGAATGTACTTCATAAGGTCGTGCATTCCCCGTCCTTCAATACTTGCAGAGGTTGTGCGGATAAACCGCTTCTTCAGATGTTTATCAACGACTGCCATTATGGCGTGTATGGCTATGCGGTCTTTCATTGAGAGAACTTGAATGCGGCGAAGTTTGCCCCCTTCAATAATCTCTTTTTCCCGATATCCACTTACTTTGAATGAGCCGTCAGTAATCTGTTTTGTCAGTTCCTGTATCACTTCCTCCTTATGCGCAAGAAGGTAGCGTCCTTGGCGACAGCGTTTACGCTTTTTACCACGGAGTACCTGGTTGAACGACTCCGCCATATTGGAGTAGTCCACAATCTCCTTGATGATGTAACCTTCTCTTCGCATACAGTTAATTTTAGGCATTAGCCTTCCTTCCTTGGGTCCAAGTTCTTCGAATCCGTCAGGACCTACCAAACTCTACCCGTCCATTCAATTTTTCAGCTTTCCAGTCATTGACTGCTGTTGCTGTGGCTTGTTCCCCTCGGCACGACGTTGAGGATACATCCCCGGTGTTGTACGCCGATTATGTTGTTTTGGTTGTTTGCGAGACGCGACCCGAAGTACGTGTACGTATTCGATGAGTCGTGATTCGCGTACGCGCACGACACACCGCCATTCGAGTTCGCGTTGTTGTCCGAGCGGTAAACCACACGGCTTATGGGGAACTCCACCTTTTTGGGTGCAAAGTTACTCAATAAACACGAACTTCGAGAATGTCGGTGTGGCTCAGACTGTGTTTAGAAATGAAATAATCTTGTTCATCTTGCTGTTAATTGAAAAAAAGTTCTTATCTTTGCACGCAGAAGCATTGAAGGAATGGCATTCTGGCATTTGAGTCCTAACCGCCGCCTTTGGTGCTTTTGCTTTTTTATTCAACAATGTCATTGATGGAATAAAGGAAATACTTCACTATTACATGTCCGTTATTCCTCCTGTTTACATGCTTTGCCACATTTAGCCTTACCCATCTACCATTCACCTGAACCTTGAAATAATAGAAGTGCTCTATATTGTCCGTTCTTGGGTGTGTAAGTGCGGAGTCATCAACATACTCGGCATTCTCAAGATAGGTTGCTAAATCTTTCAGATCGTCTTTTGACACTATGCGTGTTCTTCCGAAAGTATCTGCAAAGAGGTGCTTATTTCCGTCTTTTGTAAATCCGACATTCAGGCTACCTCCTTCAATGGCTTTCTCCACTTTCCGACTTAATAGCGGTTCCATTTCGTGCATATAGTGTGTTCGTTCAATCGCTGTCTGTGACTTGGTTCTGTCGCCAACACACTTCTGTAGTATCTCACAAGCTGCACATAGTTCGTTATCCGGGACAAATGCCAATTTGAGTTTGCCCTTTGCAATGTCGCAATCCTTACACCTACGAATGGTATATGGGTTATAGTCCGGCATTGCCTTTTCTTGTTTGCCCGGATTGAAGCGGAAGATACCTTTGGTGTCCTTGCCTGTTGCCAGTTCTCCGAGGGACATTGCTTCTTCGTGGTTTGTTACAGCATATTTCGATTTACGAACCTGAACGACTGTACATCTGCAGCCCCAACCGTTGGGTGGGTAGAACTCCTCCCAGAACGAATCGGTGATAGGAAGTGTTACCCCATGCAGAGAGGCGTGTTCAGGACGCACCTTGTCGTCGCAGACTGTTCGATACTGAAGATTGTATCGATCGCCGTCCTCCATGAAGCGTTCCCACTTGCCTGCCATTTGAGCTGAAGCATGAATGAAGTTATATTCAGCCCGGAGATAATTGCCGTTGTATGTATCATCAACCTTACGAACATCGTTCAAAAACTGTTCGAACGATTTTCTATTGCCGTTCTCATCGAGCAAAGATGGGAACGCTTCGTTCAGTTCGTGGAAGGTTTTCATTCCGGAGAAAATATAGTTTGACCGTTCCAAACGGCGACGCATAAGGTCGGACATTTCCACCTGTTTGAAAGATGAATCCAAAGCCCCGGCATGAGCTTCGATGAACTCCTGTGCTTTTGGCGTTTCTAAGATAGTGATGTTGAGATTTGCCCCCTCTTGTTTGTAGAGGGTTTCCATCATACCGTCAAAGAGTCTTGTCAATTCAGAACGCAGTTTGTCCTCTTCCTCCTTACGTCCGGCAATAAAGTCAAGCGGTTGCTCCTCAAGCAGACTTGCATACCTTTGGTGCAGCCCCACATAATCAGTGGGGCTCAGTCGAAAAAACGATGTGCGTTCTTTTGCTTGTCTTTCGGCTTGTTGTCCCCCTTGCCGTCTTCCTCGCCTGTCGGATCTGTGTCATCAGGATTGGGTGCGGTGGGTGTTGCCTGGCGTCGTTCGCCTACTGGCATACTGTATTTCTCGGCAAAGTATGTCGGGTCCACCTCATAGCGGTCGGCAATCATAGTTTCGTATGCCACCTGTTGCTCGGGTGTGTAGTCCACAGCATCGTCCCATTCGAAGCGCAATCCTTTGATTGGGAATCCGTGCTTCACCATACGGGGGATGAGCTGGTTGTTCACGATGTCGCGCAACATGTCGCGATCGCTGTCCACCAGGTTCTCGAATACCTCAAGGTGGGTTTGTGATTGCGAAAGGCTGCTTCCGTCCTCAATGGTCATTGTTTGACCGATGATGAGCTTTGAGAGTTCCGAGTTGGCACGGTCCACACGCTGGTTGTACACATTATAGGCATCGCCTTTGGCGGACTCCTTGAACTCAATCTCCGTTTCGGTGGTTGTCACCATTGAGAGCTTCGTTCCTGAAGCGTCAAGCATACTCATCAGCTGAGCGTGCTCTTTAGGGTCCCTTGATGTTGTCCTGGCAATGCGCATAGGCATACCGAAGATTTCACCGAAAGTATCCCAAAAGCCGAGCATATTCTTCTTGGCGATTGTCTGTGTAGCAGCCTTAAGGAGCAATCCCAAATCATCGGGTAGTCCTGCCTCTATAAGCCAGTCAGAGAAAGGCGGTACACGATACTCCGTTCCTGAAGTCCAGCCCATGCCGAGTTGTGGAACCACACGCCCATATTCGGGTATGACATGCTTTCGGGGTAACAGGGTTACTCCGCTATAGCAGATGCAGCCGTCCCCATCCGTAGTGATGTCGCCCAGTTCAATGAGCGAGTGCCCCCAATAGATGGAATCCAGCGCATATTTGAGCAGCTGTTTGAACCACGACTGGTCGAAGTAGTGTTTTGCCTCTTCGTTCTCCTTACCCTTTGCATCCACAATCTTGAACGAGCGGGACATGACGAACCCCTTGCGCTGCTCGATACAGCCCGATAGGTGAAGATCCACGAGCGCATCCCGGTAGATGTCATACAGGCGTTGCCTGTTGGGATTATCTACATTGATAGCCAACTGCCAGGCATGACGCCAGTCCTGCATGTCCTGACGGGTAAGGGCATCCGTTGTTTTCTGTAGGTCTATGATGACCTTTCGCACGCTCTTCTTGTCTCCTTTGGCAAGAATGAAATCCCCATGGGGCGTGTGTATGATGTTGTCAGGCTTTGGGGAGAAGCCCATAATTGAATCCTTGAATCCCATAGTTACCAGGTGTGATGAAGTTTCGGTTCGGAACTGTATATTGTAGTGCCTGTTGGTGTATTGCCTGATTCATCGGTGGCAATAGGAAGGTCGGGTATGATTTTCCCAGCCTGTACACCCTCCAGCCATTTGATGGCTCGCTCGTAACGTTCCTTTCGTATCTCTGAACCCATTTTCTGGGGCATTGCCGAGACCATGTGGTAGAGTGCAATGTCGCAGGCATACATTACCAGCTGACGGTTGCGCTGTTCCCCCTCTGTGGCGAATGCAGCCGTACAGTCATATTTTGGACGCAGGTATCCCGACATCTCTTCGATGGCTTCCGCTTCCGCATTGGTGCGGTTCGCTTCGTCTGTTTGTGTGATGACCTTGAGCGCTGCATCCCCGATGACAACCTTGTAGTCTTCTTCTGTGATGAACATAGCTCCTCCTTTCTATTTGGTAATGAACAGGGCGGATTTCTCTATGTCCTGGATGGTTGTACCCTTGCGGAACCTCTTCTTTGCGATGAGCTCCTTGAATATCTTTTTCGGGGCGAACTTCAGCCCTCCGTTCATATACACTACGAAATATCGCAAGCCTGTTTGGTTTGCGAGTTTTACTGCCTTCTTTACGGCACGCTTGTACTTCCAAGCGAAAATAAGTCTCTTGATAAACTGTACCATACTACCATATATTTTTAGATGTCGGGCGAGCCCCGAACATCGGTTTGAAACTCTCTTGTCTTGTGTTGCGCTGAAGGTACCAGATGGCGCCTTCATCAGCGTCGGGAGCATCGTCATGAACACGACTTCCTCGCTCGAGTGACAGTGTCTGTTCAATGCCGACCTGCATATCCGAAGTGTCCTTCAGCGCTTCGTTATAGAATACGAACCCACGTTCCCATAGAGGTGATATCGCCTCGATACGCTGTATCTTCTCGGGCTTCTTGCGTTTGTCCGGGAGGATGGGCAACTGGTAGCCTCGCAGGTTGCCTTCGGTGGTAAACTCATCAAGGATGATGTCCTGCATGAAGTTGGCCTCCATAAAGAAGCGCACCGATACGTTTTCGGGGAGTGATTCGTAGAGGTTGTAAAGCCAGCGCACCATTCCCGACACTGTGTCCTGACGGACATAGCAGTCTATGAGGTGGAGTTCATTGCCTATCTTGCCCCATAGGCGGGAAGCCTTGTAGTCGTTTGCGGTCGTGGACTTGAACGAGGGGTCGGTATAGCATACAAGCATCTCATACTTGTGCAGTGGCAGCACCTTCTTGTAGCGTATCCAGTCGTGACGGAAGATGGTTCCGTCCTTGATGGGATTGTGCATCATCTCCTTCTGCCAGGAGCGATATCCCATAAATGCTGCAGCTTCTTCTGCCTCCTCCTTGGTCCATTTCTCTTTCCATACAGGCTCACCGTCCTTATCCACAGCTTTAATCTCGGACACATACACACCCTTGGTGGCTGCGATGTTTGCCAATACGGAGTTCTTGGATATGAGGTTACCCACCATAATGAAGCGACCGCGACCTACGTCAAGCGCACCGAACAGGGCTTCTTTCACCCAATCGGTAAGGTCTTTTACTCGCTTCTCGTTACGGCAAAGCTCATCATCATCCAAGTCGTCGATGACAATGTAGTCGGGGCGTGCTTCCTTGTATCTCAAACCACGGGGGGACTGGCCGCGACCACGTGCGAAGAATGCCACATCGGACTGTGTTACGAACTGACCTTCTTGCCAGTTGCCGACAGCCTTCTGCTCGCCGAAGTCAGCAATGATTCGCTGGTTGAACTCCAGTTCCGCCTGAATGTCGGACAATAAACCGATGGCACTCTCTTCAGACTTACCCACAACCACCATTACATTGATGAGCCTCTTTGGCTGGAACATCAGCCATAGGGGCAGGAATATGTCAAAGTGTGTGGACTTGGCATGACCTCGTGGCCACTTGAATACAGCCTTGAGGTTCGGGGTATTCTTCACTTTGAGTGCAGCGCTATTGTGGAACGGAGCATTGTGTACGGTTCGGATCACCTCGCCTGTGGTCTTGTCTCGCAAGGTCAGGAAGTGCGGGAAGTAGTATTCGCAGAACGCGGCATAGTCCTTCTGCAATCGCTTGATGCGTTTGTCCTTCTGTGTTGGGGATTCGTTTACCAGAGCGGAGAGGTCAGTGAGCGACTGGACGCGTTTGCAGTGTTCCTGCCATTCAGCATAACTCTTCTTCAGTTCGCTTAATCCAGCCATACTACTTCAAAGAATTAGCGCTCATCGACTCGATGAGATACTTGTCCTGGTACTTGTTGATTGCCTTGAGTAACTCTGGGGTGATGTCGGGGTCGGTCTGCGAACGATATTCCAACCATCTTGAGAATGCCATAAACACCTCGATGGCATCCACGACATTTGCTTTCTTGTCGAGCTTCTCAATTACTGATGATAGTTTGGCGAGTTTGTCGCCGAGCCCTGCAATCAGTGTAGGGTCTTCTGATTGGTGTACCTGCTCGATGAGTGTGTCAATGGTGAGCAGTAGCTTGTTCACCAGCTCGGGACGCGATATCTGCTTGGCAGCTCGTGCCTCCTTCCAGCCCTCGGCTGTACACCACTTTGATACAGTGACACGCGATACTCCAACCTTTTCAGAAATCTCCGTCTGTTCCATTCCTGCCAGGTAGAGAGAGCGTGCCAACGATTTCTTCTTTTCTATGTCTGCCTTTGTCATATATGAAAGGTTAAAATGTTGAACAACTGGTGCAAAGTTGCGGAGTTTCAGTGTGTCCGCCAAAATAGTGTGCAATGGTTTCATAGAAGTGTGCAACCATTGCACGCTATTTTGGTCGGGTGGAAAAGTCGGGCTAATATTGCATCGCAAACGGGCAGAAAGGCCCACTTTCATTTTTATGATATGAGCAAACGAGTACGAATTTCAAACGACAGCCTGAACAGTTACGGAACGCGCGTGCTGACATCGGGCATGAATGTCGAGCAGTACTGCCGAAACCCTGTACTGCTTTATCAGCACGAGCGCGGACAAGTCATCGGGTATGTGAAGGACCTGCAGGTGGAGAATGATGAGGTGACGGGCGAACTGATGTTCGACTGTGCATCGGAACTCTCGAAGCGATGTAAGAAGCAGTATGAGTTCGGAAGCCTGCGAATGGTCAGTGTCGGTATCGACATTCTGGAACTCAGTGATGACAAACAGCACCTGGTGCAAGGCCAGACAAGCCCGACCATTACCAAGAGCAAACTCTTTGAAGTGTCGCTTGTGGATATCGGTGCCAACGACGACGCCATCGTACTGCAGAAAGACGGAAAGCGTATCACGCTTGGCAAGGACGGAGAGTGTCCTTTGCCCTTACTCAATAATAACAACAACTTTCAAAACCCAGAACAAATGGATCAGAAAAAGTTAGCCTTATCATTAGGCTTGCCGGAGACGGCAGACGAGGCTGCTATCAATGCAGCTATTGAGGAGTTGAAGACCGCCAAGGCGGAGAATGCTGACCTCAAGAAGAACAACAACACGCTTACCCTCGAGCGTATTACTAATGCTGTAGACAAGGCCATCGGTGAGAAGCGATTGGCTGCAGACAAGAAGGACCAGTTTGTCGAGCTCGGCAAGAAGGTAGGTCTTGATGAGTTGCAGAACATTCTTGCTGCTATGACTCCTCAAGTGAAGTTGAGCCAGACACTTGGCCATCAGGGCGGTGCTCCTACAGGTGCGCCCGCAACCTACTCAAAGTTGAGTGAGGTTCCTGCGGACAAGATCCTTGAACTTCGCGAGAAGAATACTGCAGAGTACAAGCGCCTTTACAAGGCTGAGTACGGCATTGATTGTGAGATTGAGGATTAACAGAGTACAAACCAATAAAAACAGAAAGACAATGAAAACAATGTTTGCATTTCTAACAGCTCTCCTGTTCAACGCAGTTACAGGTGCAGCGTTCGGTGCGGTTGTCGGCGTTAGCCCTGTGGCAGGTGCCCTTGGTATGAATGCCATTTCCGCAGTAGTAGGCACGGCAATGCCTTCGGGTGTTATGCGTGCCGGTGTTCTGAAGGAGATTTGGACTGGTGAGATGGTGAAAGCCCTCCGCGAGTTCCTTGTGGGTTCTTGGCTTGACGGCATTCCTGACAACTCCTCATTAGTAGATAACGATGTCATCCATCTGGTGGATGTAGGTGTTGACCCTGATGTATTGGTGAACAATACCACATATCCTATTCCTCTCCAGAACTTGGACGATGCGGACATCACAATCAGTCTTGACAAGTTCCAGACAAAAGTTACGCCTGTCACTGATGATGAGTTGTACGCTATCAGCTACGACAAGATTTCGCGTGTCAAGGAGAGCCATTCGAATGCTATCAATGACAGCAAGTTTGCCAAGGCGGCTCACGCATTGTGTGCGGCCTCTCATACAGCCAAGACTCCTGTGTTGACTACATCCGGTGCACGCGACGAGGCTACAGGCCGATTGAAACTTACTCCAGCCGACCTTGTGGCGATGAAGCGAGCTCTTGACAACTTGAAGGTGCCTGTTGATAATCGCCGTCTGGTACTTTGCCCTGACCACGTGAATGACCTTTTGGAGGCAGATCAGAACTTCAAGGAGCAGTACAACATCAACCGTGGCGAGGGTACTGTGGCACGAATGTATGGCTTTGACATCTACACTTTCGGCAACAACCCATATTACACTACTGGCGGTGAGAAGAAAGCGGTCGGTGCGACTGCGGGAACAGGTGAGTTCCAGTGCTCGTTCGCATTCTACACCAAGCGAGTGTTCAAGGCAACCGGTTCTACCAAGATGTACTGGAGTGCTGCAGAGAACGACCCAGAGTATCAGCGTAACAAGGTCAACTTCCGTCACTACTTCATCTGTATGTTCAAGAAGTCAGATGCAGGTGTCGTAATGAGAAGTGGCTACAAGGCTAACGCCTAATGGCGAAGTTGAAGTATTTAGTAATCCACTGCACAGCCACGCCATCAGGCCGTGAAGTCTCCTCTAATGAGATACGAGCATGGCACACTAACCCGGTATGCAAGGGTGGGCGTGGCTGGAAGCAGGTGGGATATACCGACCTGATACATCTGAACGGCGAGGTTGAGCGCCTTGTTGCTAACAATGAGGATGCGAATGTGGACCCGTGGGAGATTACCAATGGAGCCAAAGGATATAACTCCGTAAGCCGACACATAGTGTATGTGGGAGGTGTGGCCGCAGATGGTAAGACAACAAAGGATACACGCACTAAAGAACAGAAGCAGGCCTTGGAAGCCTATGTAAAGGATTTCCACAAGCGACACCCGAAAGTCCGAATCATCGGGCACAGGGAGGTAGCAGCAAAGGATTGTCCGAGCTTCGATGTTCAGGCTTGGTTGAAGACCATAGGGATTAACCAATAAAACGAGTGGATATGGAGTTCAGCGAAATACTCAATTACATACTGGGCGGCGGGCTGTTGGCGGCTGTTGTCGGCATAGTGACCCTGAAAGCGACCTTGCGTAAAGCGAATGCAGATGCTGAGAAGGCTATCGCAGAAGCCGAGACCGTACGTATTGATAACGCTGAACACGCCACCCGTATTTTGATAGAAAACATTGTAGAACCGCTAAGAAAGGAATTGCATGAGACACGAGAAGAGTTGCGTGAGACCAAGAAGGAATTCGGTGCGACCAAACGCGAAATGGCGAGGCTCCGCAAGGCTATTGCCGACGCTAACAGTTGCAAGCATTCTGATGATTGCCCTGTTCTTTACAGGTTGCGCGACCTCACGAAAGGTGAGCTCCCAGGTTGTATCGAGCACGGCCCAGGAATCCGTGGACAGCCTACGATACGAAGTAAGGAAGATCGAGACGGTGACGGTACCACAATCACAGGTGAAACTGGAGATACCGATAGACAGCCTCCGTAAACTTCCCCAAAAGGCAGAATATCGAGCCAAAAACGGTCAGGCTAATGCAGTAGTGCAGTACAAGCGGGATACAATAATCGTGTATGCCATCTGTGACAGTCTGAAACGACAATGTGAATACTATGAAAATATAGCAGCCACATACAAGGAGGCATACGAAGATCTGCAGAACATTGTTCGGGAGGAAAAAGAACAGCGTTCGAATCCTGTCAAAATAGCGTTAATATCATTTCTTGTCGGTGTTGTCATCGGCATATTACTAACAATCATTGTAAAACTCAAATTCAGAATTATATGAATAAAGATTTTATGTATGGCGTTGGCAAGGTTTCTATTAATGACGTTGCCGTTGGTTATATTAAAAAGGATTCTTTTGATTTAAATGGCAAAAAAGGAGACATTGCAGAAATAGAGGCAGAACAAGTTCCGGGTGCAGCTGTACTTGTTATCCCGCAGTCAAATGGAACTATTGCTCCCAAATTTATACTCATACAGTTGAAGTATGAGAATATTAAAGAATTATCCGGAGGAACTGTTCACTATGCAAAAACTGATACAGAGAAAAAATCCCCAATAGGTTGGTCTGCCCCATCAGATATAGTGGTTCTGAAAGGGTGGATTCAGATAGATCTTGTCTCAGGTCAAAGTATCCTCATTCCACAGGCGATTATAATGTCAAATCTTGGCGGCAAACTGGTGCTGAAAGAGACAGCTGAATTGGATTGTGAGATGAAAATTGAACAGCCTGCCGAAGGAAAACCGTGGGGTGTTTACGATACAGCTTCGCTTCCTGCTGACTGGGTATCAAAACATATTGTGCCAAAGGATGAATTAGTAGAAGTTGCATCATCAAAAGACGATTAATGTATGGATGAGTCTGTCGTAAGACGAATTCAGAAAGAGGGTGCGGAAGCACTATTGAATGCCGGTGTTTCCGTCCCTTTGAAAGAATTTCGTTTGCCGTTCAAAAAGAAACCTGTCCGGCTACGCGTGACAATGAAACGACCTTATATGTCCGGGCAGTTGAGAATTGCCCGGACATATTTGTCTATGGGTGTTACGAGTAACCAGATGGATTCCTTCACCAAGGAGGAGGAAATGAGGTTCATTGTAGAGCATAGCAAAGCAATCAGTCGAATTATCGCCTACACCATTTGCCAGGGTTATGTGTCTCGTCATTTGTTTGTCGGTTTTGTAGCTTGGTTTATCCGCAATTTTGTGGAAGACCGCTATATGCAAGTTGCGTTCCGTACTTTTATCCGCTTAATGGGTACAAAGTCTTTTACGAGTATTATCAGATCTGTAGAGATGTCGAATCCGATGAAGCTACGACTGAGCCAAAAAAGGAAGGGGAGTTAAGAACAAAGTTTGTCGGTTCCCATAGCCCCTTTGGATTTCTCTGGCAGATTGCCACCGCTACAGGTTGGCATCTTAGCTACATACTAAATAAGGTCAATTATCAAACCCTTATAATGATGCTTTCCGATGCCCCGCGATATGTTCGTGTTAAGGACAATACAGAAAATGAAGAGCAAACAGCCGAAGATGAAGCCAATAATATAGTGACATTTTTTCAAAGCAATCTGAAACAATGAGTAAACCAGTTGAAATAGAATTCTTGATGAAGGACGGTCTTTCTGCCGGGATTGATAAAGTCGGGGAAAAGACTGATGCATTGGGTGATAAAGCAGCCAAGACTGGTACCGAATATCAAAAGGTGCAGCAACAGGTCATGGAACTGCGTAATGTCATATCGCTGCTTGAGGCACAGTTGAATGAATTGCGTTTGGCTGGAGATGTGGCTTCCCCTGATTTGGATCAAAGTGAGAATATCGCCCAAATAGAGGCTCTTGAAAAACAGATTGAGGCTCTTGAAGCGGAGTTGAAACGTCTGCAGACAGTATCCTCAGATACAGATGTAGTACCTCCGCAGTTGCCACAGGCAGAGCGTAAATTTAACGGTTTGCACAACAGTATCCAGCAGATGGCTCGTGAAATGCCATCGTTGGCAATGGGACCGCAGATGTTCTTTATGGCGATAAGCAACAACCTTCCCGTCTTTGCCGATGAAGTAGCACGTGCCCGTAAGGAGTACGATGACCTAATAAAGACCGGGCAGAAGGGAACCCCGGTGTGGAAACAAATATTGTCCTCCCTGTTCTCGTGGCAGACCGCATTAACGACCGGTATTATGTTGCTGGTGATGTATGGCGATGAGATAGTAGAGTGGACCAAGGACATCTTCAGTGCTAAAAAGGGTATGGAGGAGTTCACCATATCACTTGAGGAAATGACTGAAATCGAAAAGGACGGTCGTGCTCAGATGATACAGACCCGTTTTGAAATAGATTCTGTTATCGCATCCTTGAAGGACTTTACTGGAAGTAAGGAAGAGGAAAAAGCGAAGGTTGAGGAATTGAATCGCAAATATGGGGAAGCGTTCGGCTACTATGATACTGTCGCCCAATGGTACGATGTACTTATACAGAAAAGTGAGGATTATATCCAGATGCTTTTCCTGCAAGCAAAGGCCCAAGCAATGGTGAATAAGGCGGTAGAGGCTGATGCCGAGCTTCAGAAACTTAAGCAACAGAAGCCTGGCGATGCGGATAGCGATATGAACTGGTTTGCCCGAATGGGGCATTATGCTATGGCTGCCGAAATGTCCCAAGCCGGGCAATACTATGATGCACAAGGAACCATAGACAAATACAACCAAGAAGCCTACGAGGAGATGCTTCGGCAGGCGGAGGCAAAAGTGCAAGGTTATCTTGATGAAGCCAAAGCCCTGACAGAACAGGCTGCAGAGGTTGGTAAGAATATGGATATTGGAGGGCATACAAAACCTAATGCCCCTAAGACAGATCCACAAAAAGAGGTTGAGAGAAGACTTGCCCTTGAGAAAGAACAGGCAGAGGAACTCCGCCAGCTCCGTTGGGATAATGAGCAGGCAGAAATAGACCAAATGAAAGATGGTAGCGAGAAGCGTATCCGTCAGATTCAGTTGGACTATGAAAAGGCTATTGCCGAAATTCGGGATCAAGAAATGAAATGGCGTGAAGCGCAAGGTGGTAATCTTACGGATGAGCAGCATACTGCATTGAAGGATGCTTATAGTCTTGCACAGTCTGGTATGGAATCCGAAGTGAGAGCCGTGGAAGCGGACGAAGTACAGAAGGGCAGGGAGAAACTGAATGCACTTTTAGAAGAGTACAAGACCTATGACCAACGCCGTAGGAGCATAGAAGAAGCCTACAACCGAGATATGGAGGTGTATAATGCTGAGCTGGAGAGCTTGCGCAATTCCGGGGGAGACACTTCACAAATAGAGGCTTCAATACAGGCCCGTACAGATGCCTACAAAAAGGAGATTCAATCGTTGGAAGCAGATATATTGCACGCTACCGATTTTTATGACAAACTCTTTTCGGATGTCTCGGAGAAGGGTTACAAAGTGCTGAAGGACTTTTATGCTCAAGCAAAGGAAACCCTTGATAATGCTCAAGTGAGTGCCGATGGCGTTGTTGTGGAAGTACCTGTGAAAGATGCAGATGGTAAGTTCGTCAAGAAGGCGGTTAAGTTGACTGTTGCCGAGTTTGAAAAGATGAAGCAGCAGGTTGTCGCCATTCAGCATGAGTTGGAAAAAAAGAATCCATTTGCTGCATTCAAGACCTCTTGGTCGGACTTGATGAAGGCAATGAAGAACGGGGGTGATGTTACCGGGGCATTAACCAATATGAATTCCAAAGGCAAGGAATTAACTTCTACCATACGCGGTTGGGGAGATTCTTTGGGTGCTGTTTTTGGCGACCGCTTTAGTCAATCTATGGAAGAGATGATGACAATGGTTGACGGTGTAATGGATATGGGTACCGGTATTGCTCAAATTTATTCCGGGGATATAGTAGGCGGTATCACCAACACCTTGAGTGGCTTAGGTTCTATCATTTCCATGTTCACCAGTTGGAAAGAGAAGATGGAGGAGATGAGGCGTGAGTGGTATATTGCAGAGATAGAAACGAACAGAGCAATTAGGGAACGCAATCAAGAGCTTGCAGCCAACAGAGATACCATTCAGGATATAATAACCAATCAGGAACTGTTGAACTGGTTGGTGGAAAAAGGATATTCCAAGCCAAGCAGTGTATCCGTATGGGAAGCACAATCTGCAGCACTCCTTGAGTACCAGAAGAACCTGGAAGCAGAAATGAGAACAAACGATGCCCTTTGGAATAACTTGCAAGCAAGTGATGCCCATTGGGAATGGGGTAACTCATTGAATGGCGGTTCTGTTACCCACTCATTGCGTGGTATGAGTGCTGAGCAGATAGAACTATATTACAACCAAAATAAGCTGTCTGATGCGGCACGAGATTATTATGAGGCATGGGTAGAAAGTGGAAAGTCAGTTGAGGAACTGAAAAAGAACATCGAGGAAACATACGCTTCCATGCAGGAAATGGTAATGGGTACTTCGTTTGACGGTTTCCTGACCAATGTGAGAAACGCCTTGCGTGATGCCCGTGGTGACATGAGGCAATTTGCTGACTTTACCGAGGATGTAATATCGGAGGCTCTCCTAAACGCTTTTATGTATCAGCAGCTTGCAAAAGCGCTTGAACCCTTATACAATGATCTGTCCGAACATTTAATAGATGGTACAGCGGACAAAGACTATTTGGCTGATTGGAAAGAGAACTTCCAAAATGTCCTGAGTTCTGAAACGGAAAAGTTAAAGGATTTGGGTAATGAGTTGGGGGTGGATGTCTTTTCTGGTGGTACTTCACAAACAGGCAAGAGCGGTGCGTTCACCGCCATGAACCAGGAGCAAGGTACGAAACTGGAGGGATTGTTTGTTTCCGGGCAAATGCATTGGGCTTCTATCGATGAGCATGCTGAAGATATGTCAGAAACCATGAGTATAGCGGAAGCCCATTTGGCAAGAATTGAGGAGAATACCGAAACGTGTGCCAAAGAACTCAAGGAGATAAAAGAAGAGGTAAAAAAACAAAATCGCGATGGCATAAAAGTGAAATGATATGGACAAAATTTTAGGTGGCCTTGTGCTGATTAACAATGTGGATATATGGGAGAGATACGGGACCTTCCTTACCGAGAAGAAAAAGGGGGGCAAGGATAACCTCAAGGCAATACTCCGAGCCTCCAAGGTAAAAGCTCATGTTGGTGTCAATGTACGGGAAGAGAATGGACGCAAATACTCTTCCTCTCTAACTGTTGTCAATGATGAACGCGATGTAACCCTGCATTTTGCCTTGTTTGCCAACACCCAAACCGAATGGTGGCAGAAGTATAGGGATTTTATCAATTTTATAAAGCAGGGAGATAAAGGTTGGTTGAATGTAAAGTTTACAGATTTGGGCCTTACCTTGCGTATGTTCTACCTTGACAGTACCGAACCAGAACCGCTGACCTGCCTTTGGAGAGAAGGTAAGCAGGCAAGTCGATTCAAGATTAAATTCAAGGAGCCTAACCCGATAATTTAACAACATTCAAACGCCATTAGAATATGCTTCTAACAGTATTTGACAGATATAATCAGAAAAGGACAGACCTGTCGCCCAACGACAATGGTACACAGGTAAAGGAGATTCAGGCAGACAATATCCTGACACTCTCTTTTACCCTCTATGAACATGTAGCATTGGATGTAAACGACTATGTGGATTATATGGGCGAACGTTATTGGCTCATGGAGAAGTACCGTCCGAAACAGAAGTCCACTGTTGAATGGGAATACAATGTGAAATTATATGGTATAGAAAGCCTAATCAAGCGTTTCCTTGTCCTTAAGACTGTGGATGGGGAGGATGAACCAGTGTTCACATTGACCGCACCGCCAAGAGAACACGTTGCAATGATCGTGCAATGTATCAATGACGGTATGGGTGATATTACCGACTTCAAGGTCGGAACCGTTGAAGGAACAGAGAATATCACAATTGACTATGAAGGCAAGTATTGTGATGCAGCTTTGAAAGAGATTGCAGAAAAGGTTGGTGCTGAATGGTGGGCTGAAGGGCAGACATTCAATGTGTGCCGTTGTGAGCATGGCGAGGAAATAACACTCGGCTATGGCAAAGGCTTGACCGAGATAGACAACGATACAGCCGATAACGCAAAATTTTATACCCGACTGTTTCCTATTGGTAGCAGTAAGAATATCGACAGGGAGAAATACGGATACAGCCGTCTGCAATTGCCGAGCAAAGCAAGGTATGTTGATGTGAATACCGATAAATACGGTATTATCCATCATTATGAGGCGAGTGCTTTTGCAGACATATTCCCCCGTCGTGTCGGTATTGTCAGCAGTGTACGCAGTGAAGAGGTGACAGGAGAGGACGGCAATCCATTCAAGATATACTACTTCCGCGATGACAGTCTGAACTTCGATCCTAACGAATACGAACTGTCTCAACTTGTAAAAAGGGTATCTTTCCAGGAAGGTAGTGAGCTTGCCGGACAGGGTAACGAAGAGGACGGCAACTACTTCTTTGAAGTAAATTATAATAGTGATACGCGAGAGTTTGAGATAATAACAATTTGGCCGTATGACAATGACCTGCAGCTACCAAATGATACGCTTATTCCCGAAGCTGGGGATAGGTATATCCTTTGGAATATCCGTATGCCTTCGGAATATTATACCCTTGCTGAAGAGGAGTTTTTGACCGCTGTTGAAAAATACAACGAGCAACACGCTATCGATGTGTCCAGATACAAGGCACCTACCGACCATGTGTATATTGAGGACAACAATATCGACCTGTTTGTTGGCCGTAGAGTCAGGCTGGAGAGCAACAAATACTTCCCAGAAGTCGGGTATCGGAAAAGCCGAATTACCAAGATAACCCGAAAGGTAAATATGCCATCGCAGATGGATATAGAGATAAGCGATGCCCTTTCCACAGGTTCGCTGACCAAATTAGGCGATGGTATAATCGATGTAAAGAATTACACTAAAGGCATTGCCGGCAGTATTTCACTCCCGGACATAATCAGAAGTTGGGATAATACTCTCCCGACTGACAACAACCTTTTTTCTGCCCGTCGCAGTCAGCAGGAGTTCTTGAGTAAGACAAAAGCCGACCGTGCCAAGAAGAAGATTACTTTTGAGGAAGGAGTTAATTTTGGGGATTTCACCCCAGGGGCACAAGGTGGTGCTGTTGATGGGAAAGGCAATGCCGAACTGCTCACTCTCGTAGTCCGTCAGTTGCTCAGTAGTGCCAAATTTGTAGATGGTTTTACGGGTGAAGGCTTCCGTTTGTGGATAGACGAGAATGGCCTTGCTAACCTCACCCTCGACAAATTGACGGTTCGCCAGATAATGACTGTTCTTGAACTGCTCATCCAACGGGTGCGCAGTGTGGGTGGTCAGATTGTTGTATCAGCAGCCAATGGAAAGATTAAGAGTGTGGAATTGGTCGATGGATATTACAAGATAACATTTGAGCAAGAGAACACATTTGTCGCCCATGACCTTATGCGGTGTGCCACATTCACAGGTGGAACATTGAAAAGTTATTGGGTGGAGATCGCTTCTGTTGAAAGCAACAGTGTACTTGTAGCAGAAGACGAGTTTGACGGATATATCCCTGAAGTGGCAGATGAATGCGTGCTGATGGGTAACACTGAGAATACTCTTCGCCAAAGCCTCATATCCATTGCGGCCACAGAAGACGGCCAACCGAGGGTTGATGTTATGGACGGAGTCAGCGGCAAGAGCTTTGCCGGTTGCCTTCGTGCAAGGTTGGGTAATCTGGACGGAATCCAAGATGACTGGTTCCCGGCAGACAAACAACCGCATGGGAACGGCTTATATAGTGATAACGCTTATTTGCGAGGTACATTCCTCCTCGTTACGGGTGAAGACATTAAGACCAAGTTTGAGATAACAGAAGGAAAGATAAATGCAGCTGTAGAGGGCTTGCGCCAGGACTTTACCAGCGATAAAGGATATTTGAATAATCCGACTTTCTATGATGGTTTGAACAAATGGAACACCGAGAATGAAACAACATTCTTTCTTGTCGGGAATAAGTGGATATGGGCCAATGGCAATGTGTTGAGCCGGAAAGGGAATAGTGCCATTGTCTGCACCGATGATGGACGTACTGTTGTACGAATACGCAACAAGTATATCCTTCAGGAGCACGAGAACCTACGCAGCATACCGAGTTTTGACACTAACGAAGCTGGAGAACAGGAAGCGATACCAGTTTATCTCTCATTCTTCTATCGATGTGCCAAGCCTGGAACATTGAAGGTGGAGTTTGAGAATGTAGATAAGACCGGCTTTGCCAACTTCAATTCATTCTTTGTGGAAGAGGAACTTGCTGTTACCGATGGTTACAAGCAATACACTTGCAATGGTTTGTGGAATGGTACTGGGGACTTCCGTTTGTCGTTCACTGGGGACATTTACCTCTATATGCTTGTTTTATCGACAGACAAGATAGAATCCCTTACCCACAAGTACAAGACTTTGTTTGAGCAGTCGGAACGATTAGTCAAGATTTCTGCAGCAGTCTTTGACAAGGATGAAAATGCCTTGAAGGAGACCGGGCTGTTCATCAAACCAGAGGGCGCAGGACTATATGCGCAAGATGCCGATGGTAATGTGGCATTGATAGGTGTCAGTGTGGACGATACTGATGCGGAAGGTAACAAGATTGGTAGTACCATTAAATTGACAGCAGACAATATCCAATTAGAGGGATTGGTGACTGCCAACGGAAACTTTAAGATATTGGAAGATGGAAGTATTGAGACCACTAATGGCAAATTTACTGGAGAAATCAATGCAAATAAAGGTTCTATTGGTGGCTTTGAGATTGGTAGTGGACGAATAGGTGCATCGGCTTCGGCATCTGAAGAGGTGTTTGGTAATCTTGCTATATATAAAGACTTCTTTAGGGTTGGAGGTAGTAAAGGATATGTGATGTTTGGGGATGATGTAATCCCAGCTTCTGTTGGGGGTGCGTTTACTGCTGTTGGCCGTATTGTAAATCAAGCACCCAATACATTTGGGAATTATGGCTTCGACCAAGCAAACTACGGACTTTTTATTGATGTTTCAGGCGGTACAAAGAATTATGGGATATCCTCCAATGCAGCATTGATGGCCCCTGCTTTTATTAACACGAAAGCAAAGGTTTTGACTTTTGTGTCTGGTACAGGCTACACTCTTGACTTTTCTCAAAGCAATATAATTTTGATGTATTACAATGACCCTAATTATAGTGGAACCGAGGTTACATTACCTGATGAATTTTCGGTAAAAAGGCAGTTCGGATTAAATTCTTTGCCAGAAGACTTTGCGGCGATAGTTACGTTCAGAGTGAGAGAGGGCTCTAAACCAATTACATTAAAAGGTATATATAATGCAAACGAGAGTTCCACTGATTATAAAATGTCGGCAGGAGATTCGGTAACAGTTCTTATTACGAAAATAGATGGTTTTAGGTATCAGATTATAAATCATTCAAGTTAACGATATGGTCAAACTCAACTTTCAACATTTTAGCGTGCCCACAGGGGTGAGTCGCAAAAACAGACAGACAGGTGATGCCAGAGAGAGCTTCGCCGATATGATTTATTTGAACGTGAACGGAATTCGGGCACATCTTCTTGCAATGAAGATATACCATAGCGAGGGCGATACAGAGTATTCCCCGGACGAAGTTACACTTATTCGGGAAGTAGCCGAGAAGTTATGTGCTCCCAACTTCATAGACGGCTTGATGGAGCAATTAAATAACCAACCTAAAAACGAATAGTTATGGCACTGACAGATGCGGAAAAACAGGAACTGCTTAATGAGATAAAAGCGAGTTCTAATGATGTATCGGAACTGGAAACCGTCGATAGCCTTGATGGTATAGTGAGCCTCCCGGCGATGAAGGGTGAGGAACTTGTAAACGCTCCGGTGGCCCTATTGCGAAAACCTGCAGAAGAGGCTGCAAAAACGGCTAATGCTGCTGCGACAACGGCAAACAAAGCAGCCTCTACAGCCGAGGGTGCTGCACAAACAGCCAATAGTGCTGCTGAGTTGGCCGCCAGTGCGGCTAATGAGGCAAGTACCGCAGCTCGTGAAACAAACGCGGTAAAGGAGAATGCTTACAATGTAGTTGTAACCCACGAAAAAACTGCATTGGCCGCTCTTAAAGGGGCAACAGCGAGATTTGATGAGTATATCCCATATCGCGGGGAACAGAGCCATATAATTATTATTGACGGAATTCCTGACCACGCAGATGCAATTGTCTATTGTGAAGAGGTTGGCAGGTTTGTGGCACGTGGAGGAAACCAATATTATAGTGATTGGGATAGTGCGAATCTTTTTAATGATACAAGCACTATCCTCAAAAATAAGATATTCCTTTGTGGCGCAACGATGTATGCCTGGGATAAAGAGGAAGGCAAACTTGTGGAGGCAAGCGGTAGCGGTTCGGGCAGTGGCTTCTACAACTTAACAGTAGAGCAGCCATTGGAAAACGGTTACTATACCCTTGAAACAGCCGTGGCTGCTTTGGCGGATGCTGACATCGATGACGACGCAAAGCTCGGTATGATAATAACCTTTGAAGTGTCCGCAGGCAAGTGGGTGGACTACCGTTTCTGCGCCTCTTCAATAGATAACTTCCTGACTGTTGCAAGTTGGGAAGAATACGGTGGTGGCAAAATCAAGCAAATCAGTGTAAACGGACAGACCATTATTCCTGATGCCGAGGGTAAGGTGAATATCGTGATAGATGAACAGGAAGTGGACGAAACCCTTGATGCAAGCAGTACCAATCCGGTACAGAACAGCACCATTACCACCAAATTCAACGAGGTCGATGCGGCAACCGTATTTGACATGAGTGCAGAAGTTAGCGATGACGAGAGTACCGTTCGCCTCGCACTCAAGAACAAAAGCGGCGCCGAGATTGCAGCCGTTGATATTCCAGCCGGCAGTGGTGGCGGTGGTGGCGGTGATGCGAGTACCACCAAGATTGTATTAAATGCTTCAGTAGATAATCCGATTATCAAGGAAGGTGGGAATGCCAAACTTACATATACTTTCGACCACCAGTACAGCAGTGGCGATGATAAAGGTGTATCCACAGGACAGAAGGCTACCATATCAATACAGATGTTGCGAGGTTCAACAACCACATACAGCAACACCATTCAGGAGGTGAGTAAAGGCAGTTATGAACTTGATATAAGCAAATATCTGTTTGCCGGTACCACCGACATATATGTTAAAGCCACAACCACAGATCCGTCCACAGGCAAGAAGCAGACTAAACAGAGTTATATCAGCGTGAAGGTTGTTACCCTTTCGTTGAGTAGCAGCTATAACCTTTCCAACTCCATCGCAGGTGGTGGTTATGGGGCCTCTGAAACCGTAGGCATACCTTATGCTGTCAGCGGTTCCGGTACAAAGGTCATTACTTTGTATGTGGATGGTAGGCAACATAATACTGCCACAGTAACAAGGAGTGGTACCACAAATGGCAGTTTCAACCTCTCGATGAGTGGATTGTCCATAGGTCGCCATACCGTTCAAATGGTAGCAGAGATGGAAGCCAGTGCAGATTTGACAATCCGAAGCGAGAGCGTCTATATAGATATATTCAAAGCTGGAAGTAATGTGCCTCTTGTCGGCACTATGCACTCTTTTAAGGACGGACGCATCTTCACCAACGACCACCTTGCGCCTCGCCTTGAAGTCGGACAGTATGAAGAGCTCTCCTTTGACTTCGTGGTGTACAATCCTGATGCTACCCCTGCTTCAATGGTCATATTCCGAAACGGAGCCATTACGCAAGGCGTGAGTGTCCCCCGCAGTACACAGGTATATAGCAACCGCTTTACCGAGCAAGGAGAGAATGCCATGAAGTTTGTCTGCGGTATCACCGAGTACCCGTTCTATATTGATGTGGTGGAAAGCGGTATAGACATCAATGAAACCACCTATGGTTTGAAGATCAAACTTGATGCCACAGGGCGAAGTAATGAGGAGGACAATCCAGGTACCTGGCAAGCCGGTGATGTAGAAACAGTCTTTGAAAAAACGGACTTTAAGACTTCCGGTTGGTTTGATGGCGTGTTGAAGCTGATTAACGGAGCCAAAGCGACTATTGGGTACAGACCGTTCCTGACTGATATAAGTGCTACCGGTGCAACCTTTGAGTTTGAGTTTCGCGTGAGCAATGTTGTGGACCGCGAAGCCTCTGTTATCAGTTGTATGGACGGCAACAAAGGTTTTAAGATAACGGCAGAAGAAGCATCTATGCTGACTGGCAGCACAAAAGTGGTAGAAACGGAAGATGGAACCCTTGAAACCCCGGTCGGTGTGTCAATGAAGTTTGCCCCCGATATGTGGCTGAAGGTTGCTTTTGTCGTGGGTAAGCGTAGCGATGGCCGTTTGATGGAGCTCTACATCAACGGAATCAGAAGTAAAGCGGATATATACGGTGCGGGCGACTATTTCAGCCAGGACACCCCCATGCCAATTACCATAGACAGCGACAAGGCAGATGTTGAGATACGCAATATTCGCATCTATGACCGAGCCATCAGTGATGACGAGGAACTTTCCAATCACATCATAGACCGCAAGACGGTCGAAGAGATGAGTGAGCTGATACAGGCCAACGATGTACTCGATGACGATACAGGAGAAGTATCCATTGACAAGCTGCTTGCCAAAGGTAAGGGCGCAATTCTCTTTGTCCGGGCAAATGGACTTGATGAGATAAACGCTACTAATAACAAGGACCAGAACTTCCTCTGCGACTTTGTTATAATCTATACCCCTTGGGGTGATGTTATAGAGATACGCAATTGTTATGTGCGAATACAGGGTACCTCAAGTACCAAATATCCGCGCAAGAACTACCGTATCTATTGTGCCAAGGGTAGCAACCCAGAAGTGTGGATAAACGGGGTAAAGCAGAGTGGTAACAAGGTCCCCGTTATGCCAGGTGATATTCCTGTGAAAGTGCTTTGTCCTAAGTGCGATTATTCAGATTCATCGATGACGCATAACACGGGTATGGCCAAACTGTTCAACGATGTAATGAAAGAATTGGGTTTGCTCACACCTCCACAAGAGATAGACAGCAATATCCGCAGTACTATCAATGGCTATCCCGTTGATGTGTTCTCTGCAGAAACAATAGACGGGGAACGTACTTATTATGGACAGTACAACTTGAACAACGACAAGTCAGACTGGGCTGATCTCACCGGCATGAATCCAGTGGTTGGTGCGGACGGGAACGAAGTGGAGTGGGAATGCCCTATCTCACTTGAGTTCCTGAACAACTCCTATGCCCTTGACAAGTTCCAGCTGTACGCTACTACTGATGCCGGGGTGGATGCAGAACTTGATGCCGGGTTTGACGATGCCCTTGAGTTTAATTTCCCAAAGGATGTTTATTGGACTTCAGAAAAGGCTGCGAAGAAGGAAGGTACTGCAGCAACAGCCAAACAGAAGGCTGCTTACAAACGCCTTATCACATGGATACATGATTGTGTACCGGCAAATGCCGATATGACCTGTAAAGACCTATCCACATGGAAAAGCGACAAGTTTAAGAACGAAGTATCGCAATATTTCCATCTTGCCTATTTGCTGACATATTACATAATCACCGATTATGGTGCGAATGTTGACCAGCGAGTGAAGAATATGATAATGCGTACTTGGAATGGCTTGTTGTGGTTTATCACCTTCTATGACGGTGATACGGCTCTTCTATTGCGTAACGACTGCTTCTTGGCATACCTCTACACATTGAACCGTGAGACGTACGATGCTGAAAAGGGCGGTTATGCTTTTGAGGGCTTTGACAGTTGGCTGTGGTGTTTAGTGCTTGCCAATATGGAAACCGAACTGAAAGCCTGTGCTTCGAACTTGCGCCAGGTGCTTACCAATACACGAGTGTTGGACATGTATAACAAGGAGCAAGCCGGCAACTGGTGTGAGCGCATTTACAACAAGTCTGGCAAGTTGAAGTACATTGATCCGCAGATAGATGGTGTGGAGGTGAATGGCTCGATAGTTACATACCCTTACATCTACGCGTTGCAAGGTTCGCGTGAAGCACACCGTACTCATACAATCAACAACCGTTTTGCTCTGCTCGATGCAAGGTACGAAACAGGTAACTATACCAGCGATAACATAGACCTCTACATGAGCCGTACCGCGACTGATGGCACAACAATGATGGTTGTTGTAGCCAATGAGGTTTATTACTTCGGCTATGGTACCAACAATACTCCATCAATACAGGCTTCGCAAAAGGCGGAGAAAGGCGAGAGTGTAACCCTTACATTCACCGATGCCTTTTCTCTTAATGACCCGATGCGTGTATATGGAGCAAGCCGTATCCGTGAATTGAGAACGAGCACGGCAGGAAACCAATTTGTGGGCAACATCAACCTGAACAAGTGTACTGCTTTGCAAATACTTGATATGAGTACTTCCGGTGCCGGTGGTGATTTCTATATGAACCTTGATAACTGCCGTCAATTGACAGATATAAACCTGAATGGACAGGCCAAGGTGAGAACAGGAAGCCAAGCCTCCACAGAACTTGACTTTACCAGTCAGACCCGCCTTCGTGTACTCTATGCACGTGGGACTTCAGTCAAAAGCATTCAACTTGCCAAGGGTGCGCCTCTTGAAGCAGTGATATTCCCATCATCGCTAACTACATTGAGATTGGAGTATTTGCCAAACTTGCAGATGGGTGGTTTGACAGTTGTCGGCTACAGTAATGTAGAAACCTTCATCTTTGCCGGTTGCCCTGGTTTGAATTGGCAAACGCTGTTAGGGCGCTGTACGAATGTCGTTAGAATCCGAGTAGAAGGCTTATCCATTGAGGGTGACGGAAGTTTGCTCAATACCTACCTAAACAAAAAGGGTGTTGATGCGGAGGGTAATGCTGTAGATACCTGTTCGCTTGTCGGTAGTTATACATTGACTCGCTACCCGTCAGATGAAGAATTGGAGATATGGAGAGCGCACTATCCGGAACTGAATATCATTCTGCCGGAACACACAGCGATATCGTTTGATGATTCTGTTTCAGATGGTGAGAATATCACTAACCTTGATAACCTTACCGGGTATGCCTATGGTAACACCTACGAGGCAAGCGGGCATATCACCCGTATATTGAACAAACGCCATAGATGTGTGGCAAAGAAGACTGGTGCTGGTGAGGTAACCATTTGCCAATTGCACGACAAGAATTCGAACTATTATGCAGATGCTGATAATTTCTTATCGGCAACCCCTGCAAATCTTACAGGCGGTGATGGCAATGTGTTCATCTTTGAGCCCCATTATTGGTATAAGGGAGTGAATGACCACTTGAACAAAAAGAAATACGCATTCTTCAGCAGTAACGAGTCTTGCCCGGCAAAGGCAGAGAGTGTGAAGGTACTATTTGAAGAACTGTCAGTCAAGAAAGGCTATGCAGTCCGTTCAAGTGTGGATTACAGAACACGAGCCGAGGCGGAGACAGTGATGTCTTCCGATTCCGTTGTGACTGTTGATGTGCAAGGTTACAGGCAGGTTCGTTACCCGAGTCTCCCATCAGCTTTGTATGGTGCAATCTTTGTCGATGCAGACGGAAATGTAGTAAAGCGAATGAAAGCGACCTCCGACAGTGGTATATTGGACGGAATGTATTGCTTTACGGACATACCAGAAGGTGCAGTTTCTCTTGTTTTTACCATTGCAACTGCAGCCCCGTTTGATTATGTTCTGCTAACAAAATCCGATAAGATTGAAGCGATAGAGCCTGATTGGGTGGAACACGAAGAGTGTCTTGTCGGAGTTTATGAGGCATATTTGAAAGATGACTTCTTGTATTCAATTAGTGGAGTTGGTTCAACTGCTTCAGTCGGTCAAGAGGATTTCGGTGTCTATGCTCGTAACCGAGGTAAAGGATTCCAATTGGTAGATTGGGAAATGCACAAGGATGTCGGCAACCTATTCTTCGCCAAGTATGGCGGTCGTGACTCGCAGGGTATTTGTGGACCAGGAACACATACCAATGCGCGCACGATGGGCGCATCAGACGCAACTGGAATGCAGGATACTACAGCCAACGCTGATGGCAGTTGGTATAAGCAGACTCTTTCAAGCGATGGCTCTTATTACCTTAATGGTAATGCTTATGTACTGAAGAATGAAGGAGACGAAACAAGAACTGCCATTGGTTCACCTGTTGTACTTGGTTATGAAAACTGGCATGGTAATAAAGCCGAGTGGATGGACAATGTAGGCTTCTGTACTAATGCTGTAGATTATAAGTGGGATATTGGTCTCCCTGATGGTACAAAGCGCGAGCTCCAGGGCTTGAAGACTTCTGGTAGCCTATACCCGGTATGTGTGATTCATGGCAGGTATATGGATACTATAGCAGCCCTTGCAGGCGGTTCGGTGAGTTCGCATTACCACGACTACACATACCAGAGTGGTACAAAGGGCCGTGTGGTTTACCGCTCGGGCTACAACGCG